TTGAGCAGTAAGATTTGCGGCGAGTGTATTTTTTGCGCTTTGTAATTTTGTAATAATCGTTGCCACATCATCCGTCGAAACAGCAGGACTGCCAATGACAGATACTAAATCAGCCTTTTGGTTGATGGCTTCATTTCTTGTAGTGCTGTAATGATCTGCTTTATTGTCGCTGTATTGGGTAACTGTGCCATGGGCTACCTCCTTGCTATTCAAACGCAACCCACTTGTATGCTTTACTTGGCATTACTGTTTCAAGAGTGAAGCTTCCTTGGCTAACTGCCGTTACTAAGTTATTTACAATCGGTGCGCTTGATTGATATGCCCAAAGTTTAAAATCATCTGTGGTTCCGAAAAAGCTTCTATCCATAAATTGAGTCGTACTAAAAGTAGTTGTTCCGTCATAAGCGATTAACAAAATTACCGTGGGTCTAAAAGATAGACCACTAACGGTAATACGCTTGTTAGCATCAGATGTAGCACTTCCGTTAGCCCACTTCTTACCGGTTTTCACTTGAGGAATAGCAACTTGAATATCTGCCCATGTTGACGCGGCTGTAAGACCGAGAGCTTTTTCCGTGCTGACGGCATTCAAGGCATTCACGAGGTTCGTCTTTACCGTACTTTGGTTCTTATCCGCTTCGTTCGTCACGTTGATCAATGCCTGTTTGTCTGCTGCATTTAGCCCTTGATCTACGCCGTGGTCCTTCCAGTAATCTATCATGTGACAGGCACCTCACTTATCCAATCTCCGTCAGTATCATAGGTGCGCGTGATTGTTATCGTACGATCTACGGTCGTGCCATCTGCCTTGTAGTAGACCTCGGTATTCGTTTGATAGTTCCCCTTCGCATCTGGATTGGAGAGAGTAGAGCGCATGAACAGCGTGTCGTCTAATCGTCGATACTCTGTGACGGTAAAAATGCCGGCAGCGTCCTTTCCGCTCCGGCTCTTTTTGAATCTGCTCAACAGCTCAATCTTTTGCTGCAGAGCTTTGTCAAGTTTGGAAAGTCCCAATGTACCGTCGGCCAATACACTTGCGGAAATGCTTCCCTCGGCACCCTGGGGCACGTTTTTCAAGATCAGCAATGCGATCTCCGTACCACTCTTTACCCCTTCAACCAGGCGCACTTTATAGACGTTGGAATCGTTTACGACCGAATAATCGTTCGTGTTCAGAGTCGTCCGGTTTTGCACGACAATAATCGTATCCGTCTCTGGCACAAAGGTGGATAGGGGAATATCGAAATCCCTCTGATCGTTGGCCGTTGCGGTCAGGACATAAGAATAGGACACCAATTTTGGTATCCCACTTGCGGTGACCAAAGCAATTTGTTGGTCTGTGTACGCTTTTGCTTCCGGAAGGGCTTGGTCCCAGTTTTTCTTTTGTTCCCCGGTCACATGAATTGAGGTGTTTATAATATGACTGTCTACTTTCCGATCTACACGATTGACGAAATCATCAACATATTTCTTTGAAGCTAAAACGACAGAAGGATCGATTTTCAGTGAGACGGAAGAGGCGTTTGTGACTTCCAAAATCATGCGAATGTACAGGTCCTTTGCGCTACCGTCAGACAGTACCGGCTTATACGTTTCGGGGTACTTTCCGACGGCGATAAGATCCCCATCGGCGTCGAACACCCCGACCTCCCTTACCGTAAAACCACCGACATTTGCTGCTATTACGGTTTCCAATACAATCCAATTGGGGTTTTGTCCATCAGTATGGATGGTGTTGATTATGCCTCGCCACACTTCATGCCGGAGCGAGGTTTGGTTCTCGGTTGGATTGTAATAAGCCCCGTTGCCGTCCCCTACGGCCAGCTGTGTCATGTTGACCTTTGTCCCAAGAGAGGCAGCATTGGCAATTTTCGCCTTCCCCACATTGGTCAATATTGTATAAAAGTTCTCTGCCATGTTAACCTCCTATGCCGGATATACAGAAACGGTCTCGGTGGTTAGATAACCGATACCGAACTTTACCGTTCCTTGTCCTTGCAATTTTGTTTCAGACCACGGGTAGACCGTTATCTGTTCTCCTGTGGTCAGGCAACTTGCCATCGTTAACCTCACCCGGCTTGCGAGGGTCACGCCTGGCGAGCTATTAACGTGTACCGGACGTATCCGTTCGAAGTCTGCATACAAGGACTCCAAATCAAGGGGCGCTATTGCCTCGAAATCGAAATAAATTCGCTTGTTTGGGAAATCTTCGGATACTCGTCTCAGTGCTCCTGCCATCGCCCCAATCGTTCGTAAGGTTGTCAACGTAAATCTCGCTTTGGATAGGTACTTCTTTTTGAGGTCATCGCGACGCTTTTGATTCGTACCTCGTTGCACCTGGCCGAAAAAAATCCAATCCCATACATCCAGCGAATAGGTTGCATACGGGAGCAAAAACTGATTGCCGAGGTCGATGATCGCTTGTTTTCCGCTATCCATCTCGCTCCCAGCGCCCTCGAAATGGTACTCAGCAACTGTGTTTTCATACCAATAGGACGGAAGCCGCTCTCGATATTTAAGTGGTATCATGTGATTGCCTCCAATATCAGAACTGGCACAGCTTTAAGCGGCTTCTCCAGGTTTTCTGTGCCGCCGTTCAGCAGGTAGTCGTCGTAATCCTCCACGCCATCTACCAAAAAAAGCGCACCGATCAGTTTATACAAGATCGCGCTGCGCCCTTTTAAGTAGTCGTTTATACGGTTTGTAATTGCTGCAATCACTTCCGATGCTACCACGTCTTTTCGCAGGATCAGCCGTACAGAGACAGTCACCGGGAATATCTCAGCTGGATGAACTTGTAGGTCATGCCCGGCGATTCGTACGTCTTCCATGGCAGTGCGTACCTGCTTGGCGAATGATTCCGTTACAGGCTGTCCAGCTGTATCCGTAATGTATACATCAATCGATACGTCGTGTCGCTCTTTCTCTACAGCAATTGCACCTCCGACACCATCCACATTTCGTGCCCATCGCTCATAGTCGCTTCGCCTACCGTTACCCTCCTCCGTGCGGGCCCGGATTAATAGCCGCTCTCGATAGGCGTCGTCTGTCTCGTTTGTATTGCGTGGCAATCCCAACAGGTAGCCATGGGCGTCAAGGTACTCGCCATCAGCCCAAGGCAGGAAACCTTGTAAAAATGCGTACTCTAATAGTTGCTGCTGCTCGCTAATTTCCGCAGCTATCGGATACAACAGATCATAAAACAGCTCGCCTTCGTCGGTTGCGGGTGGTGTCTCCCCGCGTTGACGGGCAAGGTCGGCCATCCGATTAGCGATCCGTTGATAGATTTGATCTGGCGTTTCCCGCAGGATTGGCATTTCGGGTTTTTCTAACGTGGCCATGCGCTCACCTCCGTTCTAGTTGTGCCTCGTACACCTTCAATTTCAAGAGAGAAAATAACCCGATTTTCCTCGAATCTGATGTCCACTACTTCGGCCCGTTCGATCTCACTGTGGGCCTCTAGCGCTTCTTCCGCTTGTGTTTTGATAACCGGAAGCGACATTCCGGACCGCATCCGCCCAATTTCGTACAAGAAATCTACTCCGTAGCGTTCGGAGTAAATCTCATAACGGAACCGGCGCGTGTTGAGTATCTTCTTTGCTGCTTCCTCCAGATATTCGGCGTACGTCTTTGTTCGCAAATACCTGCCGTCAGGCCCCTGCCGTAGCTGCTTTGTTTGCCAGTCGAATTTGTAGGTCCAAGGGATCGGATTGTCTGGCGACAGCCGCGATTCGTCTCCACTCAGTTCAGGAAACATCTATCCCACCACCCCGAGAAGAAGGTACTGGCCGTTCGTACAGCGAATCACGGCCACTTTCTTACCCACGTCTTCCGGGCTCCAACCGGTGGGGTTCAGCCTCAAAAGTTCGTCCTCTTCCAGCGGTGATGGATCCTCGTCCAGTTTTACTGACAGGGGAGACAGCGAAAGAAGATTGCCGAGTTCCGCTTTGGTATCCGATAGCCCATCCCGGGCACCTTGGAATAGCTTCTGCAATGCTGCATGCATAGGCTACCCCCTCCTTTCCAATTGCAAATCCATTGTGTATTGACCGCCCTTCCAGCGTGCGTTGCAGCTTATGACAATCCAGTCTGTAATCGTCTTGTCCTTCTCCATGATCTTTACCAGCCAACCAGCGCGGAGCCGGGCAGCCTGATTGTCTTCGTGACTGACGGTAATCGATCTGGTCTTGGGTATTTTCGACAGGTTCGCCAGCTGCTTTGCAGCTAGAGCATCCAGTCCCTTTTCTTCGCCAGCATCGATCACCTTTTGCATACGTCCAATCTGCTTGATCAGACTGGCATTTTCCCTCGTTGAACTGCCAACCACCTTGTCATCTTTGTACCGCTCCACCGACACGACCGTGTACACTTCTTCGATTGACTCACCCTCGGAGCTGCTTTCCAACATGTTGGCCGCGAACATTGGGACTACGCTGTTCCCGCCTTCCGGGAGAACGGTCAGCCTGTCACGTTCATGCTGGACGAAATACCTCTTTCCCGTCTTGTCATAAGCCTGCTCTGTAAAAGTCGTGAACAGAGAAGCGAATGACTGGGAAGAAAGCCGGTCCTTTACTTCAAAGCCAAAGGCCGGACAGTTGAAGTTGATTCCCGTTGAACGGATCAGTCGCTCCAATTCCTTCCCGGCGTCGCCATTCAATTTAATTCGTGATGTTTCGTTCTTCTGCAAGTACCAACTCAGCTCGTACGCCGTTGCCGATGTGTCTCCACTCTTATCGTCACGCTCAAAACGGACGATCGGCCCGTGGAAAAACTGCTGCGACTCTTTGAGCAGATCACCGGAGAAGAGCATCAAAAAACCCGCCGACTCGATAGGCGGGGCATTCAGGACTTGGATATCACAGTTTTGGGCGATCTGTCCGCGAGAGGAGGACCAGGATAATTCCTTCGTCACAG